AATGCATCATATTTTTTTGCTTTTACTCCATCCATCATTTTCTTAATTGACATTTGTGATGCTTTTCCTAAAATCTTTGACATACCTATAATGTCTTTTTCAGCCATCTTCTGTGCTTCTGGTGAACTATAAGGTAATTGTGATGGTGAGGTAATTGGTGCTTCACTTACGGATTCTTTTACTGGTGCTTGTCCTAACTTTTTTCTAATAACATTAATTTGTTTTTTAATTTTTTTCTGTGCTGGACTACCAGGTAATTGTTTCATAGCTTTAGCTAATAAGATAATCTGTTGCATTTCTAATGAACTCATTTTTCTAGCCATCATAATGCCTGATGTTGGATTTGATACTTCTTTTAATTGATGAGCCATCTTCAATTTTTGTTTTTTAGTATCTGAAGTACCTGTAACTTTATATCCTAATTGTTCTGCATTTTCTATTCTTGCTTTTTCGAACTTATCTCTATCTTTACCTTTAAGTTCTCCACCGAAACCCTCATCAGTTACCTTTTCAGGATCGTATTCGAAATCGGGATCTTCGGGCATTCTATAACCCTTTACAGTAACAGCTTTAGGTCTAACTGCCATAACAGTTTCTCTAACCCTTTTAGCACCATATTTAGCTATTAATCTTTTTAATTCTTCTTTTTTCACCTTATTTGGTAATCCCTTATGTTTAGTTGAAGCATACTTTTTAGTATCTTTTTTCTTCATTCCCTTAGCGGCATCTTTTACATCCTTAGATACCTCTGAACCTTTAAGTTCACCCTTTTTATAAGCATGAACCATTCCCATAAATCTTTGTTGTGCTTTAGACTTAGATGGCACTACATCATCCTTTTTAATACCCTCAATATAGCTTTATGTGTATCACCATATTGTGAATTATAATTATCTCTGTCAACTTCTACATCTATTTTAGATGCCAACATAGCTAATTGTCTAATTGCTTGTTTTCTATCACCAATCAAATATCTTGTCATAGCATCAGCTAATTTTCTATCCATTTGTTCTGTAACAACTGGTTTATTTTCTTGATGTTTTTTCATCACACTTGATAGTGTAGGTAATGGTTCTCCAAACTCTCTATCAAGATTTTTATTTTCTGTTATAGATTCCTTTGTGGAACAACAATCTCCACCACATTCACAATCGTTTTCTTTTATTAAATCTTTTAATTTTATCATTTTATCTCACCTTAATACTTAAAATTTTATCAGAAATCATATTTGGCATCATTCCCATTCTAGCTCTAAACCTAATATTAAGTTTCTTTTTATCTATTACAAACTCATAATTATTAAATACTTTTGGTTTTGGCTTCAGATTAGCTACAGTTATAAAATAAAAATTATCATTCTCATGTGTTTTCTTAACTCTAAACTTTGCTTTTTCTTTTCTCGGTGGTTTAACACGTGTGAGAATATATTCAGCCTCTATAAATTTAGGATTACGAAACTGCATAACTTTTCGTACTATAGTTGGACTTACTCGTTCCATTATGATGTCTTTTAACTTAATCATTTTAGTTCTTTCCAATCTTTTGGATTACTATATCGTGATACATAATACCACTTATTATCTTTAACCGACCAAATGTACATATATTCTGTACCACCACTCCAACGATGTCTACCCTTGAGTAAATCTTCACGATCTTTTGATTTATTTATAGCACTAGATTTTTGACCTCTATCTCGACCATGAAATACAGTTTCACCTTTTTTAGCATCACCGAACTTATGACCTGGTCCACCTTTCATACTTTTATCAATAGAAGAAATACCAGCTCTACCAAGTTTCAGCAATTGTTTAACTTTACCTGTATTAGAATAATATCTTTTTAACATCTTACCTGCATATTCTGGATAACCATCCCAATGTCCGTAAGTTGTAGTTACTTTACCATTTGGCTCTTCAATTCCTACATTCCATCGAGTTGCTTCTGTAATTAAAGTGCTTTCTCTGATTATATCTTTTAACTTAATCATTTTAATCCCTTAACATTTTTTGCAATATGCATTGTGAATTGACTCACACCACCTGGTCCAGCACCATGAATTGCACTACCTCTCATAGCTAATGTCATAGCTCTAATACCTTGTTGTTTAGTATAACTTTTTTGTTTCATAAGTTTCATAAATTCTTTACCATCTTTGGTGTCTGTATTAATGTAACTCATAGCTTGTTTTAAATTATTAACAAATGCTTCATTTACGGATTCATCTACTGGCATTTTTATGATTTGGTTCATAGATTTTTCCATATCTTTTACAAGAGATGCAAGTCCAGTTCGTTTATTAGTTACAAATCCATCTACCACTCCCCAATCATTTGATTTCATAAAAGTATCAATTTTTCTTATAACACCCTTTACAAACTTTAAAGATGTCTTAAAATCTTTTTTAAGTTTTTCTCTCTTTGGATTTTTTCTTTCATTTACGAATTCTTCTTTGAATATTTTTCTACCACGTTTTTTCTGAACGACATTTAGTTTCCTAATGATATCTTTTTTCATTTTTTTCTCAGCAGGTGTTTTAAACTGATTCAAAACGTGTTGCATATAATTATCAAATTGTTTTGGGTCTTTTAAATTTATTTCTTTTACGGATTCCACTGGTTCATACCCCCGTTTTTGTTTATCTTTACGTTTCTGTAATCCACCATCTACTTCATAATCATCATCGTCAAAATCATAGGTTGCGTGTTCAGCACCTTGACCTTTTATATGAGGACCATTGTGAACTACGTGGTGTTTAAAAAATTCTTTTGCTTTTTTAGAGTCTTTAGGTGGTTTAACACCTTTTATCTTTTTAACTTGTTTTACTTTAGTTGGTAAAGAACCCTCTTTTAAAGGATTATACTTACCTAACATCTTATCAATATACAATTTATCTAAATCGTGTAAAACACTTTCACCACCTTTTTGAACTTGTCTATATCCACTTTTACTTCCTAATGCTTTTGAACCTGGCTCTGGTGTATGTGCTATATCATTACCATGTTGCATATTTCCCTCAGGTGGTGTAGTGGGTTTTACTAAAATATCTTGTTCTTTATCACCTCCTGTAAATACAAAATCTGCAGACTCTCTTGGAATAGTATATTGAGGTGATTTGCCAAAAGCTCTTCTACCATAAACTCTTTGGTTTGGAGTAAGTGGTGGTTCATCTGATCTAAGGTCTTTCCATGGATCTAAAACTGCATTAGTTGCAACTAACGCAGGAGTAATTTTTGTTCTTTTAAATGTTCCACCACCTAAATCTGGTTCAGGTATTTGACTACCATCTCCACCATAAATTACATCTGAAGCTGGTGCTACAATTTGTGTCATCCCTCGTGGCATTCCAGCTGGTCCTATATGTCGTCTTTCACCATATCTTGTAAAAATACCATCTGGCCACGCATCTCCTGTATTTAATCCACCACCAACTGTAGTTAAAGATACTTCCATTAATTGTTTTTCGAATTTATTGAAAAACTTTTTCATTATCGTATCCCCATAGCTCTTCTTTTACGTAATGATTTCCTTCTCTTTCTAATCATCATAGCTTTTTTGCCACGTTTTTTCATCCAAGCTCTTTTCATAGCTCGTCTTTTCTTAACTCTTGAAGCACCAGAAACTCTTACACAAGTTTTCTTGGCTGCATTATATCTTTTATTTCTTGGGCAAATAACTCTGAGTTTGAGTTTTTTATTACGGATGACTCTTTTACGTCTAAGTTCAGTTAGATTATTGATGATTTCGTCAATGAAGACTTCAACCATAGTATTAAATTGTTCTTCATCGTTTAGAATATCTTCAGTTACTTCATCGAAAAATCCGTTTTCAATTGACTGTTCAACAATTTTGCTAAACATTTTAAGCTTTCTTTAGAATTAGCTTTAATTCTATAATATATTTTTTATACGCTTTCATTAATGTCATGGCTTTTTTTCTATCACCAGCTTTATCAGCTTCTTTAATCATCATCTTAAAGTTCTTATCTAAACTGTCAATATCTTTTTGAGCAGATTTTTTAGCACCCTTATACATATTAGGTGCTTCATCTAATCTCCAATCTTTCCATTCAGCCCACATTTTTTGCGTATACTTTGGCATTACATTCCCCTAATGATATCATTTGCTATTGATTCTACTTTACACCACTGACCACACTCATTAGGATTTCTATCATCTACTCTAACAACACTTTCATTAATTACACCCTCATTTGTTGGATGTAAGAAAGCACCTTGTGTTGATGGATTGGATACGAAATCGAATGCAATAAGTTCAAAATCAGGTTGTACTGCAACTGTTTGTTTTCCTTTTTCATCTTCATCTATAGTTTCTACTGAACCCATACCTCTTGAAGAGATACCTAACTTAATACCTGATCTAAATAATTCTTTTAAAATATTTCCTGCTGGTGTTGGTAAAACTTCTACTGTACCAACTAAATCGTCATTTTGCCACTTCATATCTCTAATATTATGAGATACATTAGCCAAATTAACTACTGAACTCTCTGGATGGTCAAGTTCACCCATAGCGCGACGTTCTCTTATAAAAGTATCATTATACTTTTTTGCTTCCCTTACTAAAATCTCTTTAGGATAAATTCTACCATTCTGATTTTCAGCATTTGCTCTTTGTAAGATGCCGCTAACAATCAACTTTCCATCATTTTCTTTCATGGATTCATTAATTTGTGATGGTTGTATTTCAAATGGTAAATAATCTACTATGAGTTGTCTCATGATCGTGTCCTTAACTTCTTACTTTAATTATTTCAGTTCTAATTTCTTCCAACTCTTCAATAAGTTTATCTACTTTTCCAAGAGCTTCCATTTTATTAAAACTATCTCTATCCCCATTCTTTAGGGATTCTTCACAAAATTTTTTAGTTAACGTTATAATATCTAACAACTTATAAATAAGTTGAAATTTAAAGTGCTCCCACTTTGGTTTTTGTTTCAGTTTCACAAGAAACCTTAATGTAACTGACCAACTTTATTAGCTAACTTAACTAACCTTTCACTAATCTTTTTCATAGCCACATGCGTTCTTTTCCAATAGGATGTAGAATCTACTCCTATTTCATTCTTTAAACGAATGTTCATACCGACTATACTCTCAAGAGTTTTTAATGTATCACGAACTTCCATCATAGAACGACCAATCTTTTGTTTTGGTGTCATTGATTCGTCATTTCTGTAATCGTGATATCTACCCTCATTTACACTTTCAAGTCTCTTATCAACTTGTTTTGCTTTACCAGCTTCAACTCTCTTAATACTTATAATTCCTTTTCTACCTTTTTTAAGATTCTTAGAAACCATCATTTCTGCTGCACCTTTAGAACCTGCATCAACTATAATAGTAGCTGTATCACCTTTATCACTAATATTGAACTTTACAGCAAATTTAGCTTCAGCAATACTGTAACCACTTTGACTTGCTATTTTATTTCTTTTCTTTTTATCTTTTTTACGTTTACCACTAAAAGCAAATGGTGTTTTTGGAGGACCTGCTCCACCATCAATAGCACCTGTTACAGATGCTTCATCTAAGTCCTGTTGGATAAGCTCGCGTATCGTATTTTTAAGTTCTTCAAATTTAGTTTGCGACATTATCAATCTCCCCAATAAGTTGGTAATACCTCATCATAGAAACAACCTGCTTATCAGAAACAACTTTACCTTTTTTCAAACCATCGATTTGATTCATAACCTCTGTTAACTTAATTTGTGTAACTTTGTCGTCTACTTTTTTAATTTTAGATTTCAAAGTATCTTTCACTTCTTCAACCTCACTATCGACATATTCTCTTAACTTATTTGTATTAGAAATATTATTAATATATTCTTTGATTAATGTTTTCTGTTTTTCAGTTAAGTTGGAATATTTTTTATTAAATTTTTCTACTAATGTAGCATATGCTAACATTCTCAAATCTTTTTCTTGTTTTTTGAGATAGTCATATGTTTTGTTGGTTTTAGAAGATTTAGAATCAGCAGTTATGCTTTCTACAATTGTATATTTTGTTGAAACATATTTATCTGGAGCTATAGATTGTTCACTATGTGTAAATAAATTATAAATTGACGCTAAAACTTTATAATTGTTAATTTTTGTATTAAAAAAATCTTTTTCACTATAACAATTTCTAATTTCTTTAATAAGATTGTATTTTTCCCTTTTAATAGAAGAATTATTTAACTTCTTTCTACTACCCATAACAGCATCGATCAGTGCTTCAGCACGAGATTCGGTACTATACTTGGTTTCTGTAAGTATTTTATACAATTCATACTCTTTACCGAGTTGTGTACCGTTTTTAAAATACGTTTTTACTATATCTACAGCTTTGGAACTATCTGATTCCATTAAATCTACTGTGATTTGTCTTGTTAACAACTCAAAAAGAATACCAGTATTCTTAATTTTATTGTGTTTCATCTTCTTATTTAACATTAAAATGCTCCAGCGTTAAGTATGTCATATATAAATATAAAAATATAAAAAATTACTTTATTTTTACGTCTTTAAGTTCTTCTTTATATTCACTTTCAATCTTTTCAGCCTCATTTATTAATTGATAGTCTTTTTGAGAAAACTTCTTCATATTCTTCTTCAAACCATCAAAATGAGCGAGTGCTAAACTTGGATTGTATTGTTTTCTTTTATCATGTGCACCTAAAGGATCTCTACCTCTAGCTCCACTATCTTTTCCGTATTTTCCACCCTCTTTTGGTCTTCCTGCACCATTCCAACCACCTGGAGGTGAACCACCCTCATCATCTAACTCATGTCCAGTTCTACCTGCTTGTGCATCGGATGGTGTTCCTTGTGCTTCACCACTCTTTGCAGGATCGTTACCCTCAGATTCTATCTGAGAGCGTCTAAATTTCTGTTTATAATCAAATACTATCTGATTATCCATCTCTTTAATCTTATCTTCTGTAAAATTAAATACATTCTTATAAATCCACTCTGTAGAAACTATACCATCTTGTAACATTGAAGATGCCAATTGTGTTTTACTATTCCACAATTCAACTTTTTCGGTTTCATAAATTGTAGATGGATTTGTAAGATTCAATTCAAAATTAACTAAGTCTGCATCTTGATAACCTTGTGAGTATAGATGAACAATAGCTATCTTAGTTAACTCTGATACAGTAATTCTTTGAATTCTTTCAATCGTTCTTGCAAACCTTACATCTTCTGCTGCAAGTGTTGCTTTACTTCCAAGTGATTCTTCATATCCAAGAAATGCTTTTGGAACACGAAGTGCTGCTAACATTTTATTCTTTAGATACTCAATATCTTCCACAGCTTCATAATTCAAACCTGGAAGTGATTCAATTCTCGTTCCACTATCTCCACCACGAACAGGTAAGAAGAAATCTTCAGTAATATTTTGCATATTATATTTTAGATTATATTCACCAGTTGCTTGGTCGATGATAGGTGTTTTCTTCATCTTATTCAAAATCTTTTGCATATAGTTATCAACTTCTGCAGGTGGAATGTTTCCAATATCAATTTGGAAAACTCTCTTTTCAGGTGCTCTCATAATTCTATGAATCATCATAGCATCTTCCATAAGAGATAATTGTTTCCAAACTTTTCTACCTTGTTCAATCATTGACTTACCATATGGTAAGAAGTTAGAATCTGAAAGTAATCTGAAGTGTGCTACTTCAAAATTCTCTAATTCCATTTGATGAGGTTTCTGAGTACTATATGCTGAATGTTGATCTCCACCTTGTTCTAATATAAACTTAACATAATGTGGATTATTTTCATCAAGACCCTCTACCCTAGCTACATCGTATGCTGAAAGTGGTGCTACATTTGTAATACCATATTTTTCGTTAATTTCTAATTGTAAAAAGAAATCACCATACTTACACATATTGCGAACCCAAGGCCACAAGTTAAATTCAATATTCAATACATCATAAAATAAATTTTGTAGTATTGATTTAATATTGTCGTTATCAGTTGTTACTTCTAAAACACTTCCGTATTCACTTTTCATTGTTGATTCATCAGCGTATATATCTAATGCTGAAGAAACGATACCATCACTATCCATCGATTCATAGTCTTTAAATAAACCCAACCTTAATGCTTTCTTGTGAACTGCATCCGAAGTTACGGAAGCACCATAACCAGAATACAATTTTTGAAATCTATCAATAAGATTGTTTTTTGCTATATGCTGAATTTTATCTGTATCAGCTATCTTTAGTTTCTTACCACCAACATTCCTAACAATTACGTTTGTTGAGAATAGTCGTTGTAGTCTTCCAAATAATGATTT